AGATGTATTGACATTAGTACTAGAAGGATAAGTTCCACCAGTTTTAGTTAATGCACCACTTGGTGGAGTAAAATCCCCGGTATAAACTCCGGTTCCAACAACATATCTTACGTCTGAAATTTTACCATCCATTAAATAAGAGGCACTATAATAACCACCAATTTGCAAAATAGTTTGTGTGTAATTTGTCGAATCTGATACTGAAAAACTTTCCGCGCCATTTACATATAATTTTAGTACATTACTAATTCTAACTAAAGCTAAATGATACCAAGTGCCAGCTATTGGATCAGAACCAATTGTACTAGTGGTATAAGTATTACCATAATATACTTGATATCCTGTACCATTTGTTCTAGCAAAAGCAAACCCATTAACACCACTTGCATTAAGAGAAGTATGTATGGAAACAACCCCACTATGTGATATAGTATCCCAATTTGCCCAAGCTTCTAAAGTAAAATCATTCGTTCCGGCTGCAGCTACTGTACCAGTTACCCAATCGCCAGTACCATCAACATTAACAGAACCATAAGTTGCAAATGTTAAACTAAAAGATGAAGCTGATGAATTTGCAACATTTACACCATCGGATGCTGAGAATGTTAAACTAAAAGTTCCAGCGTGAGCAGTGTTAGTACTTGGTGTAACTTTAAAATATTTATTACTTGTAAGAGTATTAACTGCTAGCGCACTATATGTACCACCAGAAGTTGCACTTGAAGTAACAGCAGCAGTACTACCAATTGATCCACTTGATACGGTATACTTGTATTGAAGTGCCACGCCTTCAGGATCAGATGCCGTAATTTCAATACTTACTGGAGTACCATCTGTTGCGAAACCATATGATGCATTTCCTGCTGACGAAATAGTTGGAGATGAATTTGTTACTGTTGCTACTTTATACCAACCTGAACCGTTGTGGATCATTAAATTATTATTAGATGTTACAAACCTTGTATCTCCTGCACTATTTCCAGATAATGGTAAATCTGATGGATTTGTTACTACACCAGTACCTATACTTGCAGCATCTGTTGATGAACCATCAGTAGTTTGAAATTCAAATTTATTAGTAGCTGCAGCTTTTTTAATTATAACTCTATTAGCACCGGTTCCAAGTTGTATTTGTTCAGCAAAAACTTTTTTAAGTGTCGATCCATCTTGTGCAGTAACTTTAAGATCGCTGCCACCAGCTGAATCTAAAGCTAAACGAGCATTACCAATATTTACTGGATCAACTCCTTTTCTATCTGCTCTATCTCTTGCCTTACTCATTTATATAAGTACCTTTCTATGAAAAGGGATGAAATTTTGTTGCAACCGTTGAATGATATTTTGTAGCTGTATGATTGCCTGTACTGGCATCATTAATAATATTACTATCATTTGCAGTTAAAAGTTTAGTATTTGTTACATTAGTTAATTTTGATGTCGGAACAACAAAATGACCAATAAATGGATTATTTGCATCTACTGTCGGGGAACCATTAGCAATACTAATAGTTTTACTTGTTCCGCTATTGTCAACTGTAGGATCACCACTAGAGTTTTGACACGTTAACAATTTTGTATTTGCTACTGCTGTTAAAGGTGATTGGGGTACACTAAATGGAGCAGGTGATGTATTTAACGCTGTACCTTTTATTATTCTAACATTACTTATTCTTACACCATTTCCGAAACCATATCCACCTGAATAACCACCTCCAATACGGAGAGAGTCATTAGATGCAGGAGCATGATCATAATTGCTAGTGGCAATCCATGATGCACCAGTCGTAATAATATCACCACTAGTACTAGATCCACTCCCACCTCGGTCCCAATCTTCATAGCAATTACCATTAAGAAACTGGTAATGGTTAAGTCCATGCCGACAATATCTTACATGATACCATATATTATTTGTAGGTATAGGCATAACACCATATCCACCACCACCAGCAAAGTCGTAAAAAACTAAATGTCTGTGAGAAGGAAAATATACATGAATAGATTCGGTATTATCAGTACCATTACTAGGGCCAAACCATAACAAGTAAGTACCACCTGAAGTATTACCCGATAATTTAAACCAAAGATCTATAGTCCAATCTGAAGTTCCAAGCGACATATCAGCATGCTCTATTAATAAATCTTCACTGCTAGCATCAAATAAAGTTGATCCTCCTGAACCAGTACTTGGTGTATAAACATTAGATCCTTTAACAATTCTTGCATTTGAAATATAACCATCAAAGTATTGACTAGGGCTACCAGCATTTGTTTGAGCACCAATACCTACTCCTTCTGTTCCAGCGTAAATAGCACCTTGTGCTCCAGTAGAATATTGAGCAATACCATTAACGTACAATGTTACAGTAAGACTAGTAGCTTGTACAGCTACATGAGTCCAAGTATTGTTTAGTATTACATCATTACCTGTTATAATAATATTAGTACTACCGTTGTTTGTGTAAAGGAATTGTAGTTTGTTGCCACTACTTTCAGCTATTCTTAATATATATTCTTTATTTGTTCCACTATTACTCCATTTATTAATAATATGGTGAGAGTCAGAAGCAGCAGAATTAAGTTGGTATACCCATGCTTCTATTGTAAAATTGACATTACCCAATTCATGGTCTGTACTATCTGGAAATTGTATATAATCACTATTACCATCTAAAAATACTGAACCACCTTTATTATCAACAAATGGTGTAACATAAGAAAATGCTACATCACCCCCGAAGGTTAGACCAACATTATTACCGCTGATGTCAGAAACTGGTAATTGGACTTTTCTTGCATCTACTGTCGGGGCTCCTTCACCTATGGTAAGATTTTTACTTGTTCCGCTATTGTCAGTTAAAAGACCACTGTCACCTTGTGCGCACAATAAAACTGTACCGCTAACAGCAGTTGATGGTGATGATGGTAAAGCAAATTTAGCAGCAGATTGACTTACCGCTGTACCTTTAACTATTCTAAAATCACTTAAAAGCATTCCTGGAGTATCCCATCCATAACTACCACTACCATATCCAGCAATACGAAGCTTATTTGTTGCAGGTGCGTGAGTATAACTTCTTGTCCAAGTTTGGCCTGTCGTAATTATATTACCAGAAGTATCTGTACAATTACCGTTAAGAAATATGTAATGGTTATTTCCGTGTCTACAAAATCTTATATGATGCCATTGACCAACTTCTGACCCAAAATTAGTTAAAACCATACCACCAGTTCCGCCGCCGCCATTATCCCAAAATGATAATGAATTACTACTGTGTAGATAATAGATTTGAATAGAATCCGAATTATCTACACCTACATTACAAAACCAGTTGTTGCTGCCTGGTGCTGCTAAAAAGTAAAACCAAAAATCTATAGTCCAATCTCCAGATCCGAATGCAAAATCAGCATGATCTGCTATTAATAAATTTTCAGTATTTGTATCAAATAATATTGATCCATTTGTAACATTTATTACATTATTAGTAGATAGTAATAATTTAGTATTTGAAACTGCTGTAAGTGCGTCAGTTGGTACAGTAAATGCTCCAAATGGACCAGCTGCATTCGCAGCTGCATTAGCATGAGCAGTTATTGTATGATTACTTGTACTCGCATCCGTAATAGAACCACTACTATTTTGACAAGTTAATAGTTTAGTGTTTGTTACATCTGTCAGTGGAGCAGTTGGTGCAGTAAAGTTACTAGTATAAAGAGCAGTACCTTTTATAACCCTAACATTACTTATATTTCCTGTCCATTCATATAGTCCTGAACTAGCATAATCACCTATAGAAACACCAATAGAAGATGGAGTTCCTAAAGCGGTACCTGATGTACTAGTTGCTGCCTGATAGCCGTTAATAAAGAGTCGAAAAGTATTTCCAGATCTAGTGATTGCATAATGATAAAATGTATCTTTTACAACTGAAGTGCCATTATAACCTGTAATAGCTGAGTTTGCATCTAATGGTGCATAGTAACTTGGACTATCTCCAGCATCACTAAAAAAGACATATGGTTTTCCACTAACCAAGTAAAATTGAATTGGATAACTTTGAGAGTAAAGACAAGTATAGCTTGGGAAAGTACTGCCTGTATATTTAGCAAACATTTCTATTGTAAAATCTCCACTGCCAAACTCTAAGTCTGCACTTTTAGGTATACTAAGGTAATCTCCGGTTCCGTCAAAATAAGTACTATTACCAGTACTGCCTGGAGTGTAAACAGCAGATCCTTTTACAAGTCTCAAGTTTGAAATATATCCATTCCAAGTCCCTCCAGTTAAACTTGTCACTCCACCACCAATCGTTAGAGGTTGTGAAACATTATTAAAATTATTACTATTACTAACCGAAAAATCTTCAACACCGTTTATGTATTGTTTTACAGTTCCACCAGATCTTTGTACAACAACATGATACCAAGTATATAAACTTAAAGTAATTCCTCCTAGATGACTAGTTATGGTTGTTCCACCATGTAAAGTATAAAAATCTAATTCAGTACCAACGGTTTCCCAAACAAAAGAATTATTTGCATTAGCACCATTACTAGGCCATTGACCTACAATAGCATTGAATCCATTAGCAAAAGAGTTAGAATAAATCCATGCCTCTATTGTAAAATCTCCAGTACCAAAATGCCAATCATCACTATCTTCTACTGTTATCTTATCGCTAGTTCCATCAAATATGAGAGATCCTGGTACATCAAATCCTAATGTAAAAGATGATGCGGTTGAGGATCCGGTATTAATGCCATCATAAGCCGAAAAAGTAAGAGAAAAAGTTCCAGCATGCGCTTCATTTGTAGAAGGTGTAACTTTAAAATATTTATTAGTAGTAAGGGTATTTGCGTTTAATGCACTATAAGTACCACCAGATGTTGAGCTTGAAGTTATCGTTGCTGTACTTCCAACAGATCCACTTGATACAGTATACTTATATTGTAATGCAACACCTTCAGGATCACTGGCCGTAACTTCTATTGAAACAGCAGTTCCATCAGTTAAAAATGAATAAGATGCATCTCCAGCCGATGATATGGTTGGTGTAGCATTTGTTACTGTAGCGACTTTATACCAACCTGAACCATTATGGATCATCAGATTATTAGTCGATGTTACAAAAGCCATATCTCCGGCCGTATTTCCGGTAATAGGTAAATCTGAAGGATTTGTATATACTGAACTTCCACCTAAATTTTGTGCAGCAGTACTTCCACCACCATCAGAAGATGTTTCAAATTTTGCTTTACCAGTACTTGAATCTCTTTTAATAATAACAATATCATTACCTGTACCAACTCTTAATTCAGAAGCAATAACTTTTTTTCTATTATTACTAGTATCTTTAACTTCAATATCGTTATCAGCATTAGGTACAAGTTTAGTAGAACCAATTTGAACTACAGTCGATCCTATTCTTTCAGCTCTATTCTTTGCTATACCCATATAATTAGTCCTTTTTTCATTATAGTGCTGCTATTCTTGCTTTAAACGCTGCAAAATCTGCTGAAGCCGCAACTTCAGATTTTAAAGTAGCTAAACTTATTACTCCCAAATTAGTTCTTGCAGTTGTTACATTACTTAAATCACTTAAATTATTATTTATTTGTAAAACATTAGCTACTTCATAAGGATCCAATACAACTATTTCTAATATGTCACTAACGGCTGCACCAGCATTCAAAGTTACCGTATTACCACCACTTACTGAAAAATCGCTTTGTTGTTTACTTAATTTAGAACCATTTAAATATACATCAATATTGTCTGCTATAAATGATAAAGTATTACCATTTGCATCTGCGCCAGTAAATGCGGTTTGATTATTAGTCGCAACATACGTAAATCTATTAGCAAGAACTGCATTTTCACCAGAACCTCTTATAGCAATTTCTGAAAGATTAGTTGGAGTAAAAGTAAATGTTACTTTATTTGGAGCAACAAATGTATAGTCAGTACTTGGAACTAATAAACTACCATTTACAAATACCATAATTTCTGAAATAGTAGAATAAACATTTGTTGTTGTAAACAGGGTTGTCGATCCATTTGCTGTAAACGTATCTATTTTTGTTCTACCAGCATTTATATTTCTAACAACAATTTCTGAACCATTAACAGGCGTAAATGTAAATGTTAATGTTTGGCCACTTATCGCATAATCAGATGTCGGTGTTAAATGTTGACCATTATAAAATACAACTGCACTAGTAGTAGTAAATGTATTTGTTAAAGTAAAAGCAGTTAGTGATCCATTACCAGTGAATGTTTCTGCTGTATTACCGGTAGCTATTATATTACTACCAACTGTAATTGTTTTTGTTGTCCCACTTCCAGAAGCAGTTACTCCTGCTCCAACAAAATTAATTGTAGATGCTGCTGTTGATAATGATGAACCTTCTTCTTGTATAGTAATGGCACTTCCACCACCGCCAGCAGACGCTTCTAAACTTATTTTTCCGGTTGAATTATCATAAGTTAAAACATGATTATCTTGACCAGAACCAACGCTTTGATCGGCATCAAATTTAAAATTACCAAGTAAAACATCTCCAGTTCCATTCGGTTCAATATCGATATCACCGCCTGAAACACTAACAATTTTTTGTCCATTTACATCTAAATTTCCGCCTAATTGTGGTGTGGTATCCTCAACAATGTTATTAAGAGATCCGCCTCCTCCGCCACCTCCACCTGTAATATTAACGGTCTTACTTGCGCCTGATCCAGAAACAGTAACACCAGTTCCAGTAAAAGTTACTAGTGTGCCGGATGTTGCTAATGTTCCATTTGAATCTGCGAATTGAATACCAATTGTGCTAGAATCGTTGCCAGCTACAAATTGTGATCCGTTATATTTTAAAACTTGGCCGCTTGATATACCTGCAGTATTTACGTCTGATAAAGCGTTAATTGAAGCAGCAGCAATTCTAGCATCTGCTAATGTATTAACTCCAGAAGAATCAGGACCAAATGTATCATTTAATATATAAATCGGACCGTACATCGCTGTGTGAGCAGAACATTGATAGTATAATACTTTAGGTGCGTCCATTGGAACTTCAAAAGTAACCTTAACAGTTCCTTGTCCAGTTACTCCAGATGAATATTGATTTCCAGTTCCAGCACCTGCAATTGTTTTAATATACAGTGGATGAGATCCGTGAGAAGAATTGTTTATAACATATTTTTTACCACGAGTAAAAAAGATTGGTGGATTATCACCAGATTGTGTAGGAAAACCATCACCAGTAAATTTGTACACACCGCCATTTGCTGTTGTAACACTAAATTCTGTTTCTGGTATTTTAGCAGCTTCAGCCGAGTCTACAAAACTTCCACCTAAAGTTGGTAAAGTGCCAGTAAGATAGCCAGCGCTGGCGTGATTACCCCAACCAAACGCAGTATTCCAATTTGAACTAGCATCAGTAATTATTGTATAGGTGCCAGAACCGTTTGTTGTCATAATACCTGCTGATGAAAAATCACCATCAACTAGAACATCAGCATGAGATGTTTGCGATGTTAAATATCCAGCACTCGCATGGTTACCCCAACCAAAAGCGGTATTCCAATTAGCGCTAGCATCAGTAACTAATGAATAATTACCAGCACCATCTGTTTTCATTAAACCAGCAGAAGAAAAATCAGCATCAACTAATGTAGTATCAGATAAATATTCTAATGCATTTCCGGCGGCATTAACTCTTACTATTTTAGTTGCAGCACCGGTAAAGTTTGCAGGAGTATCTGTTAAAGAAATAAAAGCCGTTGATGCAGCTGGTAAATTAGTTAAGGCTGACCCATCAACTGCTGGTAATTTTGCAGTACCATCTAACTGAACTATTTTATTTGCAGCAGTACCAACATCAACATTAATTGTTTGTGTATGATCACCTGAAGATGTACTTACTGTACCAGTTAATCCAGTACCTGCAGTAATATCGACGCCTGTAATATCACCGGTACCTGCACCGAGATCTTGAAAAGTTGTACCATCATTAGTAAAACGCCATCTATTTAAACTTTCATCATATTTAAGTTGAACATTAGTATCAGATCCTCTTTCTACTTCAATTCCGGCGTCTTGTGAAGCAGCTCCAGTTTCATCAGAATTCAATACAATTATATTATCACCAATGTTAACAGTATTTGAATTAACAGTGGTTGTAGTACCGTTAACTGTTAAGGTACCACCAATGATAATATTGCCAGCTAAAGCTGTAGTTATTCTTGCATCTGCTATAATGTTAATATTTGAAGAGTCAACTTGAATAACGCCACTAGTATTATTATATGTTATTCCTTTGTTATGTGATATAATACTTGCTCGAGCAACTTCTGTAACATTAGCAGAGTCAAGATCCATAACACCGGTTGCGTTATTATACGTTAATCCTTTATCACCTGAAATTAGTTTTCTTGCTTCAGCCGAATCAACAAAATTTCCACCAAGAGTTGGTATTGCAGCCGTATTTGCTTTAAGAGCTAGTGCATCAAACACCGCATTTTGTGAAGGCGCAATAGTAGTAGTACCATCATTAATCGCATCAGCAATCGTAAAACTTTTTATATTTGCTGAGTCGACATTAAATGTACCATTACTATAAACTAAACCTTTGTTATCTGTTCCAAAGATTGATTTAACGTTTGCTGAATCAAGATTAAATACACCAGTAGCATTGTTATAAACTAAACCTTTATCACCAGATATCGATTCTCGAGTAAAACTAATAACGTTTGCTGAATCTAAATTGAAAACACCGGTAGAATTATTATAAGTTAAACCTTTGTCACCTTCAAACATTTCTTTGATGTTTGCAGAATCAATACTCATAACACCGGTACCAGTATTATAAGTTAAACCTTTATCTCCTTCAATAAGTTTTTTAGCTTCTGCAGAATCGACAAAACTATTACCAAGTGTTGGATTAAATCCTAGTAGCTGAATTGCTTCCGATGAGTCTAATGCAAAGCTTGAATCAATATAATCTGCACCCAGCTGCGGTTTATCAGAAGCCGCTCTTTGTAACGTTATTTTTCTAATAGGCATATGATTTATCCTGTAATTTTAACTGCCGTTATTAAGTTGTATTAATTTTGACTGCCGTTTTAAATACTTTAAATTCAGTATTTGCATTTGCTGGAGTCACCAACAATCTTAAATTGTTTGAATTTATATCTGCATCATATGTAGCCAAATTATCGTCAGTGTTACCTACTCTACCGTATTCAGTCATAAACGCATTACCACCTTGATGTATAACATTTATTTCCGAAGTTTGAACTTTTTCACCACCAGCATCTACACGAACTTGTACTAAAAACTTTACGCTTCTGTGAGTTAATGCTGATATCGATGATATTAGTTGATTAGATGATGTGGCAGTTAAATAAGAACTATCTGTTGATAGATCTGCACTTGTTATATTTGTACGAATTTGTCCAGTGGAATTATTATAAACTATGTTATTTGCACCAGTAAACATTTCTTTGACGTTAGCAGAATCAACATCCATGACACCGGTTGTAGTATTATAAGTTAAACCTTTATCTCCTCCTAAAGAAGCTCTTGTAAATTCTATAATATTTGATGAATCAACATCCATTATTCCGGTGCCAGAGTTATAAGTTAAACCTTTGTCGCCGCTAATAGATTGTCTTGCTCTACCTTGTGTAAAATATAGATTTGTAGAACCTTCTGAAAGAGTATCAGTACTATGATTACTAATATCAGTTACAGTACCAGTTACGTTGCCGTGTACCATTGAAACCACAAGGGCTTTATTCATATTCCATCTATCATTACTACTTGTGTAAGTAAAGTTAGCACCAGCACCTTCAATGTTTATACCACCACCGTCTGCGGCTGAAGCATCAGCAGCACCTTTTGCTATAGTGATATTTTTATCTGTAACATCCATTGTTGCACTACTAATAGTTGTTGTAGTACCTTGAACTGTTAAGTCTCCAGTTAATAAAAGATCTTTAAATTGTACATCATTGCCAGTACCTACTGCTTGGCCAATCGATATAACGCCACTTGCAAATCCAACACCGGTTCCTGCAGACATATGTGTTCTAATTTGAGCTGCATTAAAATTAGTTAAAGCATTACCGTCACCTGTAAAAGTACCGGCAGTTATATTACCTGATACTGTGGCAGAATCAACTTCGAGTTCTCTAAAAACAATTGGAACTACTTCATTGCCAGCAATCTTTTCTACTCTTAATCCGGATGCGCTGTCTTTAAATTGTATAGTTCCAATTTTAAGAGTTGAACCGCTTAAATGCAAATCTCTAAATTTCTTTGTAGAAGATCCAAGATCAACGTCGCCATCAGTTGCCGGTAAGATATGACTACCTGCAGTAATCCCAGCAGTTGTTACTGCGGTACCACTTACTTGAACACCTGTTGCGGTTGTTAATAATTTAGGATCATTATTATAATGTATTGAAGTAGCAGCATCTTGTTGAAACAAACCCATTGTTTCTGTTTGTGCTGCATTCATTATTTGAATTGTATCACCAGCAATAATTAAACTACCAGTTCCACCATCTCTAATAACACTGTTTGACGTATCATGATATATTTCTAAATCTTGTCCAGCACCGAAATATATTTTTTGGTTGTCACCCCAACCATTAATAACTTCACCTACTGTAGTACCATCTGTTTGAGTAATTTGAAATGTTGAATTAGCAGAATCCCAATTTGTACCACTAATTCCTGCAATGTCAACTAAAGCAATACTATCAACATGACCGTATTGATTTATTTTTATTGTTGGAACTTTTGATGCTGTTCCGTAAAAACTTGCACTTGCCGCTAAACCAGGCTTTCTTGTGTGAGCCATTTTAACTACTGGCGTACTTCCACTATCAGTAGTATTAATACTAAAGTTAAAACTAGCACTATCAAAAGCAGTACTTGCAACACCAGCAACAGCACCTTGATCTGTGATATTAATAAATCCAGAAGAATCAACTGTTATAATTGGTGCTTTAGATAATTTACTATTACCTCCCATTTGACCGTATTTGCCAGGTGTAACACCAGCAGGAGGAGTTCTTTTTAAAGTATTAGATGTGATGTTTGTAATATTGGCTGAATCAGCCGTTAAATTTGTAAAGATACCTGCAAAAGAAAGTGTAGTACCATTACTAATATTTAAATTAGTAGCAGTTAAATTAACTGCCGTAAGGTTTGTATAGTTACCAGAATCACCGTTAATTGTTGTAGCATTGATAGTAGCAGGATTTAAAGTCGTTGTTGATAACGTGGTAATATTACCAGAGTCGACATTTAATCCTGTAAAGCTAATACTATTAGCTGTTAATGTATTAACATGCGCTGAATCAGCATGAAGATTTGTATATCTTCCGGAATCAATGTTTGCAAATGAGCTTGATAAAAAGTCTATTCTTGACGAATCGAAATTTTTCTTTTCTTGACCCTCAGCTGGTGATGAGCTCGGAGTGGATTGAGTGATTGTATTTACGATTGTCGCCATTTATTTCTCCTATGCCGAATCCATTACAGAAGGAGTAACAGTAATGACACCTTCTAAAACACGTTCCTTTATTCGAAGACCACCTGCAGCAATATGATTTAGCTCAGCATCAAACACGTATCTTCCTGCTTTCATACCTTTAGTTTGACCATGTGTTAATCCTAAAGTTACTACTCCATCAGTTTGAGTTGCAAGAGGTATTGCTGTAAAAAATTCAACAGCTTCTCCTGCGCTATCATTATAATTCTTTTTTATTCTCGCTCTTAAAGAATGATCAGTTAAGTTTTTCTTAGCTCCACCAGCATCAGTTAATTCCAATTTAATTGAAATATCTGAACCTTTATCTATTGTAAATTCTTCGTACCGAGCCATAAAAAATACCTTAAAAACTATTAATGTTATTTATATAATATAAAGTCTCGGCTTTCAACCGAAAAGAATATTAATACCATTATTTATAATGAAAAGTTCTAATCTTTTTATGTCAGCTAGGTTTTTATACATCACCATAGTTTACCAATAATCTTTTATCCAATGTTCATTACTATTATGAATTAAATTTTCAGAGTTTGAAAAATGTACCATCTTAATAGTTTCAGCAAAAGTACCTCCCATATAATATGGCTCTTCTGGATTAACATCTCTTTGCCAGTTACGATTTATTTTAATCCAATCTTCACTATGATATTTTGCGAACCATTCCATTGGTAACCAATGTTTATTTTTTGTATGTTCATCAATAAAGTTTTGTTCACCATTTATTGGCCCTTCTGCAAATCCATTTTCCACATAATATCTTTGCCAGTATTCTGGGTTTTTGTTAAATCTTTCCCAAAGATAATTTGTTTCACCCATATAAAACATTTGAAATCCACCATTTAACTTACAGAAATGTCTAAGATTAGACCACCATCTTTCAAAACAACCAAGATGATTGTGTGGTAAATTATAAGTTAATATTTCATCTACATCATCAATTACAATCCAATCAATATCTAATAGTAAACATTTTTCACCTTGCGATATACCTGCAAAATCATTTTTATGTAATTTTAATTTATGCCATTGTAGTTGAAATTTATCAGGATTTTCAAGTGGTATTACTTTTATACCTGATGCTAATTTTGATGCATCTTCAGTATAACAGTAAAAATTAAACTTAGTATTACTATTTTTATTTAAATTAAAAAATAATTTGTTTACATATTCATGTGAATATTTTGTCCCAACTTTTAGTGTTAGTATATTAATCATGGTTTTAAAAATTCACTTAATTCAGGATATACTTCCCAACTTTTTGTTTTTCTAATTCTATCTAAATCTTTAATATAGTTAATTGCTTTTAAAAACTCTGCTTGATTAAATTCTGCTTGCAATTCAAGAGATAATTCTCTCACCATTTTAAATTTAGAATTTTTATATTTTTCTATAAAAAAGTCTTTGTGTGGATAATTTTTTATATGTAAAACTGATGGATTAGATACAAAATTTATATTATCATTTATTCTCATACTATTAGCTAGAAAAAAATTTAATATATTTTCAGCATTTGCCACATTTAGTAGAGACCAAGTTGGGTGCACAATAATTTGTATTTTTTTATTATTTTGAAGATACTTGTAATTCTCCATAACTTTTTCAAATTTTGAGGGATAACGAGACCATTCATCTCTTTCATATATATCATCAATTGACGCTTGTATAAAAAACATTTTAAATTTTGGAATGTATTCTTCTAAGTGTTTATTACCCAAATTAAGTCTAGTAAGATTGCTATTCATATGAATTCGGACGTTTTGATTTTGTCCTGTTTCAATAATTTTATCCATTAACTCATAGTATTCTTTTATCATTACTGGCTCTCCACCAGAAAAATTAAACTGAGCTATATATGGACTCATTTTTTCTATAACATCATACATTTGTTGTTTTTCATACTCATTGTCTAATGGTATAGTTTTATTTTTAATTAATCTTTGATGACCTTTAGGGTAGAAAATCTTAACACTATCTTCATTTGCTTTAAGTAATTCAGTATTTCTAGCTGTTGAATTATGAGGAACACACATATAACATTTTAAGTTACATTCATTACCAAAACCTCTTACTTTAACTATAAATGTTCGTTGATTTGCTACTAACTTTCCTGTTTCTTTAAAAGAATTTATCATATCTAATAAATTATCTTTTACACTTGGGTGTGACCATGAATCTACTGAATGTTGTCTATAAGACTTTACACCTCTGCTTTCTGGACCAAAACATCGTTCACAAACATTTTGTAAATTTTCATTCCATTCATCATAAGGAGTATCAGACAATAAAGTATTTCTTAAATCTTTTAACTCTTTATCTTCATACCACCATTCATCAAATGATATTTTTTTCTGAGGATAATTCTGACATTTACAACAAGGTTTCCATGCACCATGATGATTAGGATAAATATATGTAAATGGTTGGGGACAGAAATTTTTTGGAAAATTTTTCATTTTGTTGATCCATCATATGTTCCAAAACCCCAATATCTTTCATGACATTGATAACAATCGGTTTTACAGGGGTATGTAAAATTTTTAGTTTTTACTGGATCTCTACTTGCACATGAATTTAAATGGGAATATAACCAATCCATAAGACCTTCTTTTTTAAACATTCCAGCAACAAATTTTTTATTTACAAATTTAAGAGGTTGCCATATTTTTGTGTTAGTTATACTCCATATATCACCATTTGGATTAAAACGATATGGTTGGACATATTTAATAAAATTATATTTAATACATTCTGATTTTGGTGGTGCTGATAACGTACCAAAAACATTAAGATTTGTAATGCCAGTTCTAAGATATTCATTATGTGCTTCATCAACTATATAATTTTTTATGTTTTTACTGACAAGAAAATCATTGTTTTTTGAATTTTCAAATTTTTTTATCCAAATAGGATCTTTTTTATCTATACCAAAATATCGCATTGGTGCTATATTAGCATTAGGGTAATTATTAACTATTTTTTTATGTGCGTCTTTAACAAAATCTAAACCGGGTAATTGATGAAATTCTATTCCATACCATGGTATGATTTCTATGTTTGGTACATACTTAGCTAATAAACAAAATATTAAACTTGAATCAGTTCCACTAGAAAATGCAATTCCAATTTTTTTATATTTTTGTAATTTTTCAACATCAATTTCTATTGATTGGTTATCTACTTCAAATTTTATCATAATTTTTTTCTGCTTTCAACATATCTATCTTTGTGTTTATCATTACCACATTTTTTATTACATACACTAAATTTTTTAAGATCCCATACTAATTTATAAACATCTGTTTTTTTAATATAGTCATTTACAATATCTTTGATATCTCTTTTTTTAAAATTATTTTCAAAATCTAATAAATACGAAAATTTATTTTCTTTATTCGAAAATTTTTTACTCCAAAAATATCCAGCCCACCAACAACAAGGATAAATTTCACCATTACATGAAAAATAAATTTCATTATTATTACTTACTTTACAACTAATACATTTATCTCCTTTATTATTAGTAGCTCCAAAATTTATTAAATTTTCATTTTTAGGTAATTCTATTTTTATTTTTGCCTTTGGGCTTAAGTTAGTCACTCTATAAGATTTTTTTACGTTAAATTCTTTAAAACCTAAATGTTTAGCTAAATTTTTACATTTTTCTATGACGTGTTCATTGTGTTTAAAAGGTATAAAAACCCATCGAGCATGACCACCAGCTTTAATAAATGCTTTTGCATTATCAATAATTTTATAATAGTTTGTTCCAATACGATACAAGTGATTCGTATCTTCATCACCATCTATGTGAAATGAAACGCTAACACCTTTTAATGCTATTTCTTTCCAATATTCTGGTTTTCTTGGTGCACCATTTGTTGATATAGTACAATAAATATTTTTTGAATTTAGATAATGTACTATTTCTTTAAATTCTGGGGAAACAGCTGGATCACCAAGATTGCCACACATATGGATCCATTTAAGTTTTGGTAATTGTTCACATATATTTTTCATATCATTTAGCGATAAATCGTGAATTCCGCTATTAAAAATAGTTTCAGATACAAACCCAGGAAAATCTCCAGTTCTAACACATGATGGGCAACCAGCATTACATCTGTTTGTTAATTCAACATGAAGGTTTTCTATATCAGAATAATACATATTATATTCTACCTATAACCGTAAATCTATTATACTTATTGTCATATTCCGTAGTAAGTTTATACCAAATTTTATTTAATTTAAATTTATACTGATCAATTAATTCTTGTACATTATTAACACAATTAGTATGATCATCTACTGATGTATAATCATTAGATTGAACTGCTAAAATTCCACTTTTTATATTTAATGAATTCATATGTTCAGCTGAAGTGTTTATAATTAAATGTCTATTACCAGAAAATTCTATTTTTGTTGCATCTTGTAGTTTAAAATTTATATTATCTATATCAAACAAAAAATGATTTTTAGCTATCTTAATAGCTTCTTCATCTATTTCATAAAAATCTATTTTTTCATAATTTATTTTATATTCATCTAATAATGAAATTAATATGTTTCCATACCAACCACCAACAATACTTATTCTTGGTATTGGATTACGTAAATTACCTCTACTTTGTAAATTTTTAATTCTACTAACTAATTCATTTTTAGCGTGAATTTTATTATGATCAAATGAATTAACAATATCTTCTACTCTATGAGGAAATTTTTTTAATACTTTTTTTGTTATATCATCTATATAAAATTTCATATATATATCTTCATGGTTAATGTAATATGCGTTAAATGGGGTGCCAAATATAATTCCGATATTACAAACCGGTTATATAAAATGGTTTCTCGTAGTATATCTATTCCTTTTAAATTTTATTGCTATACAGAAAACGCGTCTGGTTTAAATAACAATATTAATATTATTCCAATACCAGATAATTATTTAGAAATTTATTGGAATAAATTAGCAATGTTTCAAAAAGATTTTGTGCCTCCTGGTCCATGTTTATATTTTGATCACGATGTAATAATACAAAATAATATCGATCATTTGTTTAACTATTTATCTGATGATTTAATGATGGTTAGAGCATATTGGAAAGGCAATTTAATGAGCGATGGTTCTCATAAAAGAGAAAAAGACAGATGGGATATGTACGCAAACTCAAGTGTATTATTATGGAAATCTAATAATTGCGTAGATATATGGAATCATTTTCAAAAAGATCCGGATTATTTTATGGTTCAATATAAAGGTATAGATCGTTTTATTTTTCACGAAAAAATGAAAATAGATTTTTTTCCTAAAGGTATTATCTACTCAAGAATATTTGGTGAAACAGAAAATGATATTTCTACTGCTGAATTAACTAGAAATAAAATAAAAGAAACAGGAGATGAAAAATTAGATTATGATACTATATACTTACACCATATAAAAGATAGAACTATATGTCTATTTAATGGACCAAAGTATGATTGGTTATATGAAGGATTTGAGCACTATTGGTCTTGAATATCATCGCACATCATTTCCCACATGTTTTGATTTGGTATAACAAAACCTAATGTTAATCTATCTTCATATGCTCGAGCACAGTGCCAAAATATTTTATCTTTTTCTTTATTGCTTCCAAAATATCCAACCTTTGCAGTCCATCCAGGTTCATCATTCATTGTAATAGTTTCTTTTGTTTGAGGATCTTTATATCTAAAAAAACCATTGCCATTTTCGGTGTGTGATAACAAAATATTAAATCCTGATGCATTATGATTATTGTGCCAACTCATATAACCACCTTTAGGATAATACATCTTTACAGCACAATTCGGAGAAGATAATATAGATTTCATTTTATTATCAAAATTTCTTATTTCTTCTCTCCAATCTAATGGCGTTGAATCTACATTGTTTAAATCCATACCAAGAGTAACTTCAGGATAACCTATATGTTTTTCTTGATTTATATTTTTAAAATATTCTTCTGATGTATAATACTCATCTTTATCAACTTTACCGTTAAGTTTTACATCATCTTTATTTTTTAAATCAAACCAATTTTTAATATTTTCTAATAATTCAATTAATTCTTCATTTTTTATTTGTATTTCTTTCATCGCGGTATTGGCCTATGTAAAATTACTGGTTCTGTTTTCATAAGTTCTTCTTCTTTATAGATATGTACAAAATTCCATCGAGCATCTGGTTTTGAAAAATATGATCTTTTTATTTTATGTTCAGTCATATTTTGTAACCACCAATATGTCCACATATCCCATGGTCTTAAATATTCAGGATATAGTGATGTGTCCCATTTCCATTCTTTACTTTCTTGTTTTAAATATAATTTCCACCATTGATTCATAAAATTTAATGTTTGCCTTTTATTATTATAGATGAATAAACCACAATGATCTTCTAATTCATTGCCATTAAATTTAGAATTAATAGCAGCTGCATATGAACGTGCTCTAGTTATAGTAATATCTGAAGATTTTTTATGTTGCTTGAAAATATCTTTTATATCATTATGTTCAACCCAAGTGTCTACGTCCATATAACAAGTAAGATTATATGAAGTTTTATTTAAAGCCCATAGTTTAGCTCTTTTGTGATAGGGTACATTTTCAGTTATAATATTATTAAATAATATATTATCTGATTCTTTTACCCACTCAGAGTGAGTAAATAAAGTAATATTAGCATCAGGCCAATAATCTCTTAAACTACTTGCAGAATATTTTGCGGCAGTTAAATATCTTTTATTTAAACTTGCAACATAAAGAAATCCATTATTCATTATCTATTTCTTTTGAAATGAGCGCAGAAGAAAATGCTATAACTTCTGTCAAATTTTTTGCTTTTCTAATTCTAGATTTTAATTTTCTATTTTTAGAATTTTTTATAATATCAATTTCGAAAGCTTCTAATTTAGAATTAAATAATACATCACTAGATTGTTTTTCTTTTTTATCTTTATTTTCTTCTTTAGTAACATCACTTTTTCTTTTATGTTCATCAATTATTTTTTCAGTATTTTTATCTATTTCTTCTAATGCAAAAGTTTCCATGATTTCTTTCCAATCAGGGTTACCTTTTTCAGCATCTGAAACAGCTGCAATAACCATAGGTCCACTTTCATAGTGAAATTGGCAAATAACTTGATCTTTTTTTTCATTAGACCAATAAGGTTCTTTAATTGTTCTTGGTAAATGTGTATAATCCATTATATTTCCTCACGTGTAAATTATTTATGCAGTCCTCACCCATAGAGTCATACTAGACACAGTTTCGTCTGACGATAATACAGTTAATCCTTGATAAAACCCAGTATAAAATGCAGCATATGTACCGGAAAAGGTATTGCTATAAGTACCAGCATATGTACCGGAATAAGTGCCGGTATAATTTCCGTGTGCTACTCCAGAAAAAAATCTCGTATAAGTTCCAGCGTAGCTTCCAGTATAGTTTCCTGTAAAATTTCCGGTATAAGTTCCTGTAAAGTTAGCAGAACTGGTACCAACGTAAGTTACATTCCCTACTTGTTTTCTTGTATCAACAAAAGCACTTCCAGCCGCGGCCCAAGTACCACCGGACGTTGGAGCTGAAGCAGATAATTGATACTGACCTATACCGTCTTTTATTTGATTACGAAGCCTGCCGTGCCATGCATTTATTTCTGCATCGGTGAATACTTGAATATCACCGCTAGTATATTTTACTGGTTTTATATCAGTTGGAGCTGATGCAGCTGCAGTTTTTCTCCAAAGATATGTGTTATTAGTCGTACCGTCAATTAAAGAATTTGTTATCGTACCTTTTGCCGTCCAAGTACCACCACTCGGTGCAGTAGGCTGTAATACATAACAACCTACAGCATTTGAACCCATAGCAACAATTGTATCTTGTGCTCTATCTATCCAAGTAGAATTGATAGTTGCAGTAGACTGTTGTTCTATATTTCCGGAACTAGCATTATATTCAAGTGGAACTTCTAAAGAACCTTCAGCGTACGCTGTCCTATCTTGATAAAAATTATACGTTGTACTGTTTACACTTGTTCCAACAGGGTGCGTACCAACAGCATTTTGTCTTGTTGTATCAGTGAATGTTCCAATAAGAGTTAAACCGGTTGTATCCGACGGGTTAACTTGTACAGATCCTGTATTAGTATCTGTAGAAGCAAAAGTGGTACCCATACGATAAACCATATAGTCTGTCTCAGCAACAGACATGGTTTGCAAATTATTACCAGCATTAACTTTTAATGGTTGTGGCATTATATAATTACCTTTAAGATCCCGGGGTTCTAAGCGTTTTCAATACACCTCCAGCAGAATCAAGTATTTGTGTAGTTACAAGATTATCAAAATTAAAACTTGTGAAATTTGTTATTGTTTTCACGCTAGACGAATCTATCATTTTTATCGAGTTAATACCAGAAACTATATCAGTCGTAACAGGTGTTGCTAAAAGAGATTTATCACCTAAATTAGTCGATATAGTGTTTGTTTTAGTCACCCAATTTGAAATTGTATCGGATAAATTAACTGTTGTGACGGCCATCATTAACCTCTATCATTTTATTTAAAAGTTGTTTCATTTCTTGAAGTTCACTTCTTAATTCTTTTATTTCATTTTGTTGTTTTTTCTGCTGAGCTTTTCTTATACGTGCTTGTGTCATTTCATTTACATTTGTATTTATTATCGCTCCAGATTGGCCATCTCTCATAAGATATGAATGCCCTTCAACTCTTATATGATCACTCATTATGTCACCATTGCAATTACTCTAAGATCTTTTAATGTCGGTATCTTAGATTGATTTGTTGATCTCATAACGATCTTAATTTGAAATTTTGTAAATGCATCCAAATTACCAATTTGACCGCCTGGTAGATATTCGTATTCTCTAAAAGTTTGATTATCATCGTCAGCAGGATTATTACTAAATTCGGGTTGAAGTCTAAAAGCTTGAGTAGATAGATCTTCGTCTGATGTTGCAGTTCTATAATAAACTCTAAATTGACAATCAGCTGGTCTATTAGCAGCAAATAATATTTTTAATCCAACCGCAGATTCTTCAAGGTTAACTGGTTTTGTTAAATGTTTAGCCGAGTGCGTACCATCTGTTGGTTCTGTTTCATGTGTAAACGATGTTAACAAAGGTTTAATACCATCTCCGCCAGTTCCTGTTGAATCTAATTTATCAATTAAATTTTCAAATCCAACAAAGTTTGCTCTTTGTAAATCGATAATTGGAGAAACTTTTGAATCATTTGTTGAAAGATTTAATTTAATTGTAGTAGATTTAGCACCACTTATACCAGATGTAGCATTTGAATCAGTAAGTATTACTCTAGAATTATCTGTAAAATTAAATTCATTTAAAGTAATACTAGAAAAACCTGTATCTTTTGCGTATGTTCTTCCAGCTGTTCTAGAACTTGCTCCGCCAAATGATCTACTTGATGTAAATTTTGCTTCTGCAGAAATATTAGTATTTAATACTTGTAGTGTTTGAACTTGTGGTAAAAATGTATTAAAAACAGTATTAGCAGTCACAACCATATTTGCTCCGCCACCTCTTACATTGGAATTTGGTGGAGCTACGCCATCAACACCCATTTTAAATGTATATCCTGTTGCATCTACTTCTGATACTAATCTACTACCATTCATATTAGCCGCTGTTACTCCAGCAATCGTATCTGTAATTCCACTTATTGTTACTTGATCACCAGTTGAAAATCCATGACCGGTATGAAATACTCTAACATCTGAATCACTAGTAGCGGTTTGTATTGAATTTGTAGCTAATTTTTCGGTTCCTGGAGTTTGAGTATTTAATACTGCAGAACTAGTTGAATTAAAATCTGCTCTATATAAAGTAAACATTAAATCTTTACTTTGTTCTGGTGTCCATGTTGAACCATTTTGTGATAAGAATAATGAACCTAGTGTTGGCTGTTTAGCTATTCTTTGCGATGTTGTGCCAACAACAAACTCATAAGTTTCTGCTACATAGACTGTATAAGCCGTTGATTCTGCAAGAAGAACAATTGCATATTCTTCACCAGGAGCCAAATAAATTGGTTCATCAAATTTAAAATCTGTTCCTGCACCTTGTATTCCACTCATTGTGGCAGTGCTTAATGCTGTCGCATTCACATTAGCTGGTTCTACAAATTTAACTGCTTGTGGTAAAGGTTGATTTACTGGGATCCCATTTTCCATTGGTCTAATTTGGCATTGTACTGGAACTCCGTGGTTATCATCTTTAGTAGCAAAATACACTTTTATTTTAGTTATGAATACACCGTTTGGATTATCAATTGGATCAATTAAAAATGATTGAGCTAATGGGTCGACCCAATTTGTCCAAGACGAAGTTGCTTCTTCAACAATAGTTTGAACTCTTTCAACACGTGTTGAAGTAAATATTCTTTGTCTTGTTTCTAATGTGCCAGACGCAGTAAAAGAAGTATTAGCTGAAGATATAGAATTGGAATCTATACCACCGCTAATATCTAATAATTTAAATTGTTGTGTTCCTGTATTAAATTGTAATGTATTATTACTTGGAATAATAAATGAACCTGTAATAGTTCCATTACTATCAGAAGTAAGATTCGTAGAACCGTCTGGATGTGCAGTAGCACCAGCGCTCACTGAACCTGCATCTGTTCTTGTAGAATATCGAGCAAATGATTCTTGTCTTGTAAAGTTATCAATTGATGAATTACCAAAATATGGAAAGTGCCTTGTTTTTCTTCTTAAACCTTGAGCTCTAAAATATACTTTAATTGATCTCATAAATGGTAATATTGAAACACTTAATACTCTTTCACCAACTTGCGTAGTTACTGTATCAAATCCTCCACTAATTGTAACACTTCTTGTATTTGTTCTTGAAAAATCTCTTCTTCTGCCAGAAGCTGCTACTGAAGTTTCTCCGACGTTCCATGCAGTTGGTTGACCAATCCAGTTATCTCTAAATGAAGCTAAACTTCCAAATTGAATTTGTGTTGGTACTGTTTGAGTTATAGTTCCCCCACCGTTAACATCGTCTGCAGCAAATTGTGTTTCTACCCACGTATCAGTTGCAGGTGATAATTCTATATGACCATTAGATCTAATAACTGCAAAAGGATTAATATTTTCTATAGTAGTTGCAAGATTTTGATTTATAAATTCTACTGCTGAATCGGACATAGAAAGATATAAATTATCACCGCGAAGAGCAGCATTACTACTACCATCTGCAGAATCGTATGCTAATCTAGTAACCTTTGAAACAACGAGTGGAGATAGATATCCTGCTTGTGGATCAATACTTGCTCTTTGTTCATTATTTGTAATATCTGTAAATGAATAATCTCTGAAATTATCAACTAAGAAACCAGACTTAACTCTTGAATTACCAGCAGAATCAACGACGTTAAGTGTTGATGTATTTAATTCTAATAAACTCAATGATGTAACTTCATCTAAATTATCAATTCTTCTTTCTAATCTTGCAATATCAGCCATTTGAAATCTTTTATTCGCATACGGCTCTGTAGTAATATCTTTCGTATTAATCGTATTTCCACCTAAATTAATATTATAAAGTGGCATAGCTCCATTTGGAAGAATTGGTAGTTCAGGATCAAAACTTGGTAAACCCTGTATATAATCAACAGATCCAGTTGCAGATCTGCCACCTCTAAGATTTGAAGAATTAGCAACTAATCTATCTTTTCTTGGTAAGAAATATGTTATGTCCGCTTGAACTGTTCCGCCAGGCTGTGGTAGTAAATGAATTAAAGGTACTGTACCAGCAACATCTGGACCATTTGAATCAAATGTAATATTGTGATGACCATTTGCTTTTAATACATCACCAGCCGAATCAAAATCGTGTTGTAATACACCTACCGGTCTAAAATCTAAAACATCTCTTAAATTAACTTTTTGTCCATTACCCTTTGTATAATCAGGTATTGTTTCATATGTTACTCCGGTTCCATCTAATGATCCTACTGCATTTGAATTATTTTTATAGGATGTAGCACTAAAATAACATTTTTGTCCGCCGACACCAGTGACAGAAGCTTCATGTTCAAAATATTGATACCTCACGAATATATTAGCAGCTGGCATATCTACATTCTTTTTAGGCAATAATCTTCCGATACCATAATAGTTATCTCTTTGACCGTTATCTAATTCAAAATTGCCAGATATATCTACACCATTTGAATCTGTTTCTTTAACTGATTTGATTGCAAAGATATCAGGTTTATCTAAACTTATAAATTTAAATCCACGACCATCTGAATCAGAAGTTGCACCTCGAGTTATTGTAGTCTCTTTTAATGTTTTTGTTCTTTCTGATACAGATGTAGATCCACTCATTTGAACTTGTGCTAGCACATTAAATGTTTTAGATCCAACAGGTAAGCCAGTAACTGCAAAAGTAACATTGCCGGCTTCAACTGTACAAACTGCACCTTCAACGATTCCTTCTCCAACTTCTGATACTACCCAGTTCGATCCACCAAAGAATGCATCACAGCCAGCAGGTAACCCACCGCCGTTTGTACCAGAAATAGTAGTCATACCAAGTGATGTTGTAAAAGTAAATTTTCTTTGTACAATCATCGATGAACCAGTGATGCCATCGAACTGTGGTCTATTTTTTGGAAGTGAAAATAACAAATCATTATTAGTAGTATTTTTAAGAACAGCTTGATCACCTTCTAAAACAATATTCATGAAATTTGTTTGATCTCTACCAATACTTCTTACAAAAGAAAATGATTGGCCAACTTTCATTCGAATATCAAATAAGTGCATTCGATATCTACTAGTCGTTTCTCTATAAAGTCCACGACAACGAGCTGATCCAATAACTAATGATGCATGATCAGCAGTATTACCACCTGCTGTTCCTTGTCCCGCCGAAAACGTTGCATATAAATTTAATTTTTGAAAATTAGATATATCCGGTATATTATTGTTTTCTAAACTACCAGAATCGGTCCCCGAAAGAGGATGACCGATAACCATAACATAGTTACCTAAGTTAGCGCTAACTAATTCACCTGTAACTTCTTGAGTTGTAATCGGTCTATCAACTTCGATACTTTTTGCATCTAAATCTAATCTGTAACCGTCGACATACGCAATGCCATCTGATATATTATAATTGACTTTTGTAGAAGTTATTGAACTCGGATTTAAATCAAATCTTTTTACAATATAATTACCTGATTCTTCTTTTGTTCTAAGAGCTAATACTTCTTGTAATTGTCTATATGAATTATCTAAATTAACTTCATCAGAAAGTTTACCATTTACAATGTTTGCTAAGTATATAAAATTATTACTACCAGCAAGAACTTTTGTTGTAAGAGTTAATTGTATTCTATATCTATCTGCACCGGGCGATGATAAATTCGGTGCCGATCCTTGATTATCAAATAAAGACGTATCATCATCAGTATTAATAATTTGTTCAGCTATTTGAAATCCTAATATTGTATTAGGTATTGGTGAAAATCTTTGTACTGTAACTGTTTGAGCTTTACAAAATACAAAATGCCCTTGTACAAAGAAACTACCTTTATCGATATGTGCTTTTAATCCCAAACCAGATATGTTCTGTCCTGTACTCGGATGTCCAGCGGTTAATGCCATATCCGGATAATTAACAGCATCATTAAACAAAGTTGAATCATTAGCAGCAACTATTCTTTGTAGCATATTACTTGCTTGCAACCTTACTGGTGCGGATCCAGGCGTACCTGAACTTGTGCTTACATATTCTACAATTAATGTATCAACGTTATGATTAACTGCACTTCCACCACCAATAGCAATATCTGAAGTCGATGCATTTGCTACTAAAACTTCTTTAATTCTAATAATAAGATTGTTTGTACTATCTTTATAATATTTTCCAACAAGCGTTGACGGAGTCGATGGTAATTGGTTTGTAGCTAAGTTAACAAATTCGACTTTATTATCAATTGTTAAACCACCGCCAGTAACTGCTCCACCTTGTCTAAAAATATTTGAACCAAATCTCTCGATTTCTTTTTGAATAATAGTTTGCATTTGTGTAAGCTCACGAGCTTGTAATGCTTTACCACTATTAAATAGTATTCTGTGAAAATTATCACTGTCTGCAAAATCGTCTTTGTAAACGTTGCTGAAAGTTACATTTGAAAGATTTGTTGCCATTTTTTATCTCTACTATATTGTAAGTACAATTTTTATGTCTTCAGTTTGTGAAGCCGATCTTATAATTCTCGATCTATTATCGATATACAGCACATCACCACTAAATCTATTAATAGCTCCTAAATTCGCTATTTTAGGCTGACTATCAGAATCTACTGTTCCAAAAACACCAGATGTATTTCCTTGAAGAACTTCTGAACCTGAAAATGTACCATGTCTAAAATCTGATCTATGATTAAAATGATAATGAATTTGTAATGCTCCACCGCCTGTACTATCTATGTGATCAATATGAGCTACAGTACCACTTGTTTGTCCTGTTATTTTTTCATCTTTAACGAATGCAGGTTTTGTTGTCAGTGTTACAACTCTATTGGCTCTTGCATCTGTTACTTGAACTTTATTTCCTGCAGTTGCACTATCAATATAATCTATATTTTTAAATAATGTTATTTGTCTAAAATCAGATTGTCCACCAAATGTACCAGTAGTTGTTATTGAAAAATTATTATTTTGTGCACCTGCAGGTTTTGCATTAAACATTAAGGAAGATGATTTTAAATCTCTTCTTGCATCAAAACCAAATCCTTTTGTCGGACCAAGTATAGGACGTAGAACTGCTGGTTTGCTTGGTGTACCGCCACCCGATAATTGTGCACGTGCGAAATCATATCCTGAACCAAATCCTGAATCACTTACCACGCAATTCATATCAATTTTTCCTACGGTCGTACCGTTAAGAGTGACCGTACCAGCAGCACCTGTTCCATTTCCAATAAAATTTAATGTTGGTGTACTCGAATAACCTGCACCTGGATCTACGACTTCAACACCGATAATTTGACCAGGCACTGCAGTTTTTCTTATTTTAGCCTGATCATTTTCAGCAGCGCCACTGGCAGTAGATGAATCAAAAACTCCGACTGGCATAAAATTAGAAGATAAAAATGCTGCAACTTTAACCACTGAAAGTTCATACAAATATTTCCAAATATAACCATCAGCTGTTTTAAACGCTTGATGATTTCCTACACCTTCAGTAGCAAAACTCGGTTTTATTGTAGATGGTTGTGCAACACCAGAAGTATTACGATTATTCGCCAAACAAATATAAATTTGTTGGTCTTCAGTAATTACGTAATAAGGTTGAATTGGATATCCAATTTGGTTATCGTTATATGCAGAATATATTGTGCCACTTATCCAATTATTTCTTGGAATACTAAAAGTCATTGCGGTTTCAGAAACTTTAATGACTGATTCTAAATTATATCGAGCTTCTTGCTCATCTCTTCTTACTCTTATTGGATCTACTGTATTATCAGAAGCACTATCATATTGATCACTTTTACCGATACCAATATAAAAATGATTATTGTCAGTGGTGTTTATTATTTCTTTATGCAATAAATCAGCAAAATTAAATTTTAAAGCTTCTGTTGCTATAGCAGTCATGGTGTTATTCCTATATCTCTAATTTTAACGCTTTTAAACGAACACTTATTGCAGTTGTGCTACCACTTAAATTTTTAACTTGCATTGAAACTCCTAATACATTATCAGAATCTGTATAGCCGATTATGCCAGGTGCAAATCTGATAGCGCTATCTGCTTGAGTTACAAATTCAGTTATTAAACCTTCGCCTACCGGAGAAGCTAATTGTCCTCTACCTATATCAGCTACACGTAAATCTGAATCAGTATAAAGTTTAATATAAGATGCGGCACTTGGTTTAATCTCATGCAATACAAATGACTTACCAACATCGCTATCAGCAAAAGTTAATTTATCTTGGTCATTATTACTAATTGAGGCAGTAGTTTCTGTTTTAGTTACTCGCGCGCGCATATCGTATAATTCTGTAAAATTAGAATTAATCTTCGTACCGGCAGATCGTAGTGTATCTCCGGTTCCGTCGTTAGCTGCGCTGCCTGTTGCTATTACTTGTTTTGCCATGTTTCACTCTTAATTTATGTTATTTATAAAGGTTAATATGCAGAATCGCTCAAATATGTAGTAAACTTATCATCATCCATAGTTTCTATTGTTAATGAAAAATCCGGTCTAGCATTTGCTGCAGTTGCACCTGTATCACTATCATCAAATGTAAATGAATTAGGCGTAAGTATTTCTGCAATATTAGAATAAAATTTATTTAAATTACCTGATACCAATGTTTGAATATCTGTTATTGATGTACCGTATGGATCAACTCTATATGCATCATTTGTAATATAAGTTACATCACCACCTGAATCTAATAATACAGTTAATTCTCTAAATGGTACAACTGGTGCAACATCTTGCTGAACTGTTCCGTCAGATCTTACTCCAGTTAGTGGAGTTACAAAAGCTTGACCTACTGTAACTAAATCAGGACTATCAGGTTCAAGTGGATCAATAAGAAATTCACCAGATGGTACACCGACATCTAAAATACCTTCATCAACCGCAACAACTTCACCTGCAAAGTGAAATCCAGCTGGATGTACAAACTTTTTATATAACGTTTCATAATCTAATGTCGATATACCGCACTTAATTAATATTGAAAAAACTTGATAAATGCCTGCGTTTACTAAAAATTTTTGAGCTTCAAATCCAATATTAGATTCACCAACCGTAAATATATCTTTTTTAGGATAACTAATTTCCGGCTCTAAACCAAAGAAACCACGAAAAAAACCTTGTGCCGAGTTAAATGATCCTTTTGCTCTATAATAATCACCAAGTAATTTAGTCATTAATCTTGGTTTTTGAAAGAATGATGCTGATTTTAATCCATTGCCTATTTCTTCTATGATTGAATCAAGCTCATCTGCATCAACTCTGTCTGCATCTCTTGCATGAATAAGTTGTTTAATCTTATAACCAAAACCACCGGTTTGATCGCTATCTAAAAAATCTTGATACTTTTCTAAAAATTCAATTAATTTAGAATTTTCTTCACCAAAATATTGCGGTACTACTTCACCAACTTTAGATGTTGTTAAAGTAATATTTTTCCGATTATAATCTTTTACTGTATGAGCCATATTATGTTGTAATTACCGCTAATGTATTTTGTGTATCAATGGTACCAGAAGAAAGCGAAGTATCTTTATCATATAATAATACGTGACTTCTTAATGGTTTAATTGTACTTTGATTATCAGGTGTTGCACTTATTTTTATAAATGCTCCTTCATGTGCACTAATGTTAAATGTATCATCTAAACGAACTGTACCATTTAGACGATCATAGCTTCCAGCATTTTCATTAAGTATTCCACTAGTATTAACATCTACAACTTCTAATGTTGTTGAGCTAAGTTTATTACGTAATCTTGCTAACACTCCGTTAAATGTAAATATCGAAGAACTGATGATATGTAATTCATCGTCTGGTAATGCAAGTCTTGCAGGAAATTCTACAGATACTGGCGCAGAAACATTAAATTGAAAATCTGTAGGTGCAGATATTCTTCTTTGTAAATTAATAGTAGCACTACTATTTAAAACTGCTGGTG